GCGCCGGAGTTCCCGCTGATGCTGCTCCGTCGCTACATCGACGAGCTCGTCGCCGCGATGGCTCCGCCGCCGGCACCAGAAGTCCCGCTCGCGCCCGCCGGTCCTACCCCTATCGACGGAATGCCGGTTCCCGGCGCTGCTCCGCCGGGGATGGCTGACGTGGGCGGGGCACCTCCACCCATGCCGGGGCCTCCGCCCGGGATGCCGATTCAGTGACTGGGGAGACGAGCAGCATGATCACCAAAGAGCAACTGGAGACACTGGCGAAGGCCGCAGAGATCGAGTTCCCGGGAGCGGAATTCCTCGAGGTCACGGAGTACGGCGACGACTGGGAGGTGCGCGCCCAGAAGCGTGGCACCGATCATCGGGGCGCCGTCTTCTGCCGAAAGACCCGTGAGGTTGGGGACCTTGCCGGCGGCAAGGTGGCGGAGATCCGCGGCCTGTTCTCGATTCTCCAGCATCACGAGGCCGGGTCGTGAGCGACATTCTTTCGAGCGAAGACTGGAAGGCGGCCCAAAAGGAGGCCGACGCCTTCGAGAAGAAGACGGCCGTCAAGCTGGGCGCGAAGCCCGCGAAGGCGGAGCCCGCGCCGGTCGCCGAGGAAGCGCCCGCCGAGGAGCCCGCGGCGGAAGAGACCGAGACGCCAGCCGACGAGCCCGAGGAAGAGGCCAAGGCGGAGTCGTTCGGCGACGAGGAGCCCGAGGACGACGACGAGGCTCCGAAGAAGAAGCCCGCTGACGCCTTCGTCAAGGAACGCATCAAGCTCCGCGAGGAGCGCCGCACTCAGCGGAAGGCCCTCGAGCAGGAGCGCGCCAAGGCCATCGAGGAGCTGACCCTCCGCGAGCGCACGCTGTCCGACAAGTACGGCAAGTTCGAGCAGGCCGCGCGCGCCCTCGAGATCGGCGACGTGGACGGCTTCGCGAAGAACCACGGATTCAAGGACTGGAACGACCTGGCGACGAAGGCCCTGGAGACAGTCTCGTCCCCGGGCTACCGGCGCCTTCAGCAACTCGAACGGGAGCGCGACGAGCAGCGGGCCCGGGACGCGAAGGAGCTCGAGACGCGGCGCTCGCACGAGGAGCAGGAGCGCGTCGCGAGCGCGAACGCTCGGTGGCGCCAGGAGCTCACGACGGACCTGAAGAAGAGCTCCGACGTCCTCGTGGCCGAGTTCTGCGACGAGCCCGCGTTCATCGATGCCGTCATGGCAGAGCAGCAGAAGGAATGGGACGGCTCCGAGGCCATCCCCGCTGAAGAAGCGGCGGAGCGCGTTCTCGAGGCGTTCGCCCAAGTCCACGCGCGCATGGACAGCAGGTTCGCCAAGAACCGCGAGCATGCAGCGCTCAAGAAGTTTCTGAGCCGCCGTCAGGCTGAAAACGACGAGACCCGCTCCCAGGAGCGCGACAATCCTGAGCCCCCGCTACGTGCGCGAGAGAAGCACGGCAACCCCAAGCCGAAACCCTCTCACTCTCGGACCAGCGAAGCGGGACGCTCGCGCGATCTCACAGACGCCGAATGGCGTAGCCAGACAATGGCGGAGATGCGCGCAAGTCGCTCCTGACATTCGCGGTCCAAAGGACCGCACATGGCCAGCACAGTCACCACGTTCGACTTCGCTCTGAAGCGACGTTACACCGACAAGAAGGTCGAAGACCTCACGATGGAGGATAAGCCGTTCTACGCGATGGTCGCGAAGAACACGGAATTCTCCGGCTCAGCAACCGTCGTCCCCCTCATCCACATCAACGCGCAGGGCATCGCGGGCTCGACCCGTGCCGTCGCGCAGACCAACCAGACGAACGTCGTCGGTAAGACGTTCCTCCTCACCAACGGCAAGTACCACGGCTCCGTCTACATCGGAGACGAGGTCCTCGAGGCATCGCGCAACAACCCCGGCGCGTTCCTCGACAACAAGACGGCCGAGGTCGACTCGCTGTACGAGCAGATGAGCCAGGACCTGGCGCTCTATCTGTACAGCAACGGCGGCAACGCTCTCGGGCGTCGCGCGTCAATCTCCGGCAACATCGTCACCCTAACGAACTCGTCCGACGTGGCGAACTTCGAAGTGGGCATGACGGTGGTGGCGTCGACCGGCGACGGCTCTGACGTCTCGCACGCTCTCCTCACTGGTTCCACCACGGTGGCCAGCGTCGAGCGCTCCAGCGGCACCGTGACGCTCACCAGCGCTGCGGCCCTCCTGCTGTTCGCCAACAACGACTACCTGTTCCGTCAGGGCGACTTCTTCGGCAACACCGGCGTCGTCGTCATGAAGGGCATCAGCGCCTACATCTGGAGCTCGGACGCACCGCCCGCGCTCTACGGGATGACGCGCACGAGCGACCCGACGCGCCTCGCCGGCTGCCGAGTCCCCTCGGCGGAAACCAGCGGCAAGAGCATCGAGGAGCGCCTCCAGCTTCTCGGCGCTTGGATGACCGGCGTCTACCGAGCCCCCGGGCCCGATGCGCTGTTCCTCCACCCGCTCGACTGGCAGGCTCTTGCCATCGCGCTCCAGAGCTCGGGCATCCGACCGCTCGAGGATGACTCGACGCGCTTCGGGTTCAACGTGCTCAACTGGGCCGTCGGCGGCAAGACCGTCAAGGTCTACAACGACCCGTTCTGCCCGCGGAACACGGGCTTCGCGCTCCGGATGCAGCACTGGCGGCTCCACTCGATGGGCAAGCTCCTGCACCCCATTGAGAAGGACGGCCTGACGCTGCTTCGTGGCGCCGCGGTCGACGAGTACGAGTACCGGCTGATCTCCTACCCGGTCCTCGAGTGCAACGCGCCCGGCAACAACGGGCGAGTCGGGTTCAGCTGAGATGGCCCTCTCCACTCGGACATACCCGATTCATGTTGCGTCCTCGGAGAGGGAAATCCTCGCCGGGCGCATCACGATCGGGGCAGCCGGCGCCGTTGCTTCCACCGCTGGACTCCCCGGGGTCTACGTGGCGAACAGCGGCACCGGCCTGTTCACGTTCCAGTACTGCAAGGACCCAACGAGCGCGACGACTGCCGCCGCGACCGCGTTGGGCCTTCCGGACTGGGGCGTCACGTTCGGTCTCAAGAGCGCGGCGGCAACCGTCACGGAGACCATCATCACGGCGGAGTCCGTCACGGCGGGCACCATGACGATCCGGACCTCCAAGGCCGGCACCGCGGTCAACCCGGCCAGCGGTGACGTCATCTTCCTCACGATCAACGCGAAGAAGTACGGGTCTTACTGATGCCCGCTCCGAAGCCCGTGGCCGCGCTGGTGTTCGGCAAGCCTGTAAAGGCCCCGTCGCCAGCCGGCCCCGCTCCGGAGGACTCCAACGAAGAGCTCGTGGAGCTCGCCAAGATGGCCTTCCCCGGAGCGAAGGTCGACGTGGACGCGCTCAAGGAGTTCATCCACGCATGCATCGATAAGGGCTACGACGAGTGACCGTCTCGGCGCTCACTTACGCGCAGCTCGAAGAGCTCGTTGCTTCCCGGGCCGACGTCGTTGTCGGCACCGGGAGGTGGACGACCGCGATGCTGTCCTCGATCATCAGCGTTTCACTGAAGAAGTGGAACCGCTTGCTCGCCGACGCTGGCGACGACCTGAACCTCAAGATCCAGCGCGTGACCACCTCGCCGAGCTCCACCATCGGGGCGGAAGGCTGGGCTCCGCGCCAGTACATCGTGGCTCCGGACTCCTGCATGGAGATCCGCGGCATCGACATTTACCCGACCGGCAACGACGCGCCGCTCTCCATGATGACCTTCGACGAGGCGGAGCGGAACGACGCCCGCTATCAGGGCTCGTGGTGGGCCGAGCAGAACACCGGCATCCCCATCTACTACCGCCAAGGCGGCTCGACGCCGGCGGCGACGAACATCATCCAAATCTACCCATGGGCAGACGGCGTCTACACATGCGATATCCGCTACCTTCCCGCCTTCCCGACTGCGCTCGCGAGCACGTCCTACGACTTCATCCTAGGGGGCGAGGAGTTCGTCATCCTGGACGCCGCTATGCGCATCCTCGAACGGGACGGACGCGCCGGCACTCCCGAGTTTCTCGCTGGCTTGAGAGAGGAACGGACGCTCGTCGAGGCTGACATTCTCATCGGCCTTGCGCGCCGCTCGGTGACTCGGCGACGGGATACGTGGCTGGAGCGCCGGAACCTCGCGTCTCTCGCGCGCTGGAGGGCTGGTTGACGGCGCGCTTCTCACCGTTTCGCCTGCTGAAAGACTTCCTCGGGAATGACCTCCCGAGGAAGCTCTCGCAGCTCGAGCAGAACGTCCGCGAGAAGCTCGAGAGCGACAACCGACGCGCTCACGGGCCCTTCACGCTGACGGACGTCCAGACGGTCTCGTGCCGCGCGCAGCCGTGGCAGTTCGTCCGGCTGAATCCGGCGGCAGCGATGCGCGTCACGCTGCCTTCACCGCGCGAGCCGGATGCCGGCTGGATCTGCCTGAAGAACGTGGCGAGCTCAACGAGCAACATCGAGGTGCGCCCCATCGGGGGCACGGTGGATTTCGCGGCGACTATCTCGATGACGGCTCCACTGGAGTCGCTGTTCCTTGTGCCGGACCGCGAGGCTAACAACTGGTGCGCGATCCGCAGCACGGCGGACAGCATCGGCATCGGCCTTCCCGGCGAAGTCCTGACGACCGTCGCGGGGCCCGCGCTGGACTGGGCGCTCATCGTCAACGCGAACATCGACGCGGCGGCGGCCATCGAGGTCAGCAAGCTCGAAGCTGGCAACGACGACGACGTCCTGACGACCGTTGCCGGCGTGCCCACGTGGCAGCCGGCGAGCGGAGGCGGCTACTGGGCGGACATGTACGATCCTGACCTCCTCGGTCACTCGTCGTTTACGTACGGCTCGGACACGTCGCACGCGGTCGACGGCGTGAACATCTGGGCGAAGAACACGAGTAACGGCACAATCTCGATTGGCCTAGCGGCGAACCAGGGCATCAAGATCGCGCAGACTGGCGCGACCGGGTCTTTTTTCAACAGCACGCCGTTCGTGTACATCGAGCTCCCGGATATGGCGGCATTCGCGTACGGCAACGGGCCGTGGCGCATTCAGGTCCAGTACGAACTCGTCGCCGGCTTCACTGGGGTGCAGTTCACGAACGAGATCGGGATGGGCATCGGCAGCGAGACCGGGCTCCCTGCGATGTGGAACATGGCCATTGTGCGCAAAGGGTCCGGCGCTGGCACCACGAACCTGGACACCCTCGGGGCGCTGAACCTCGGCGCCGCAAACACCGAGACGGCTCTCGTCGCGGTCGGCTCGAACGACGTCGCCACGATGATTTTCTACCCCGCGCTGAGCGCAGAATATGCCTTCTCCCAGTACTCCAGCGGCTTCAATCCGCCGGCTGAGCCACAGGGGAAGATTCACCACCTGACCGGCAGCTCCAGCGGCGGCGCTGTCCCCGCCTTCGTCACGAACAAGTTCGGCTCGTCGAACGTCAACGGCTATCAGGTGGTCCTCGGCATCAACACCGGCAACGGCGGTTCGACGCTCGGGACGGTGTACTTCAAGCGATTGCGCGTCCAGCAGTGGGTGGCGGGGTACTGATGGCACGCGGCAACGACAGCAAGGTAATGGACTTCCCGTTCACGACGGGACTTCGCCAGGACCTCGAAACGGACCTCATGGTCCCGGGTGGCCTCCTGCGCGCGCAGAACGTCGAGTTCGTGAAGCCCGGGAGACTCGCCAAGCGCGAAGCCTTCGAAGCGGTCGGCACTGGGCAGCACTCGAAGGAGTACTCCTACCTCGGCGACGTGCGCCGGCTCCTGACGGGCCCGGGCGGCGAGCGGCTCATCTGCACCGACGAAAACATCTACACGCAGTTCGAGGCGACCGACGACCTCGCCGAGGCGGGCGCCGCCGGCATCCGGTGCAACGTCGCGGCGTCGCTCCAGCAGGTCTTCACGGCCGGCGCGGACACGGGCGGCACCATCTCGTCGGCTCAGTGCGCGGTGGTCGGTGACTGGCTCTGGGTATCGTGGATCCAGCGCGACACCATCTCGAGCGCCTACATGCTCTTCGCGAGCGTGGTCAGCATCTCGACCGGCTCGCGCGCGTGGAGCTCACAGCTCATCGACGAGCTCTCGGTGGAGGGCCTACTGGCTCCACACAGGGCGCTGGCCATCGGGAACTACGTCTACGTCTTCTACGCGAAGACCTCGGCGACCACGATCGTCTATCAGGCCTACGACCTGTCGGCGGCGACGCTCGGCCCGGTCGGCTCGCCCACCACGCTGGTCACGGACGCGCAGAGCATTCAGCCGCTCTTCGACGTGACGGTATCCGGGAGCGGCACGAACGTCGCGCTGCTCTACAACTCCACGTCGAGCGTCCTGATCCGCACGTACACGTCCTCGGGCGGCGTCCTGTTGGCGGCGTCAGGCCCGTACGACTGGGGCACGGCGGCATCCCCGAACCTCGTGGCTCCGACCTCGCTCTGCATCGCCAGCGGCACGAACGGCACCCGCGGGATTGCGGCCATCGCGAACAGCACGACCAGCACGACGGAGCTCGTCACCCTGAGCCAGAGCCTCGTGCAGAGCGCTATCGCCAGCGTGAACGACGCGGCGACCTTCGGCGGGGCCACGAAGCAGGTCTCCGTGGAGCTCGTGTCCACGCTCGACTGGCTCTTCGCCACGAGCCGCGTCACGGCGACCGACCCGCAGAACCCGCTGGGTCACGTCTGGTCGAAGCGCTACACCGACCTGCTCACGAGCGGCGACGGGTGGGCGCCATTCGCCAACTACATCATCGGGTCGCGCTTCTACCGGGACCCGCTCGACGGCGGCCGTGTCTTCGCTTTGCAGCGCTTCTCGGCGACGGGGCAGACGCACTTGCTCCTCGCCGACTGGGGACGCGACGGCGCGAACCTCCCCTATCCCGTGCTGTCCGTCGCCTCCGGCGTGGCTCCGCTGGTCACCGCGGCAACGTCCCCGTACATCGCCGCTGTCGCGGCCGGGAGCACGGCGGACCACTTCTTCATCTCGGTCGTCAAGAACCTGACCGGCGAAGGCGTGAACGGCGGGCAGAACGTCGTCACCTACCGGTTCCGCGCGCGGGGGCACGACCGCTACTTGGACGCGCCGGCCCTCGAAAGCTCGGTGCTCGCCGGCGGCACCCCGCTCCTGTTCGACGGCTCCCGCGTCGTGGAGATGGGCTTCTACAGCTTCCCTGGCGGCGCGCTTGTGGACGCCACGCCGAGCACGACCGGCGGCCTCATCGAGCAGGGAACGTACCAGTACTGCTTCGTCTACGAGTGGAACGACTCGTACGGCAACCGCCACCAGTCCGCTCCGTCGCTTCCCGTGAGCATCGACCTCAGCGCCGGCGGCTACTCGGGCGACACCGCGTCCGTGGCGTGGTCTCTGCCGGTGCTCCACGCGACCCGGAAGCAGCACCGGGACCGCAACCTTTCGAGCCACTACGACCAGAGCTCGCCGGTCAAGATCGTCGCCTACCGCACGGACCAGGGTGGCCTGCCGCCGTTCAAGCGGGCCATGCGGACCGCGTACCCCCCGAGCGTCGCGAACAACGTGGCCAGCCACTCGCCGGTTACGTGGACGGACACCGCCGCAGACTCGGCGCTCGGCGAAGCCCTCTACACGGACGCGGGTGTCCTCGCGGGCACCATCGGCCCGGCCTCCGTCATCGTCGCGAACTTCGCCGGCCGCATATGGGGCGTCATGGCCGAGCGGCCCGACACGCTCTGGTGCACGCGCGTCATGAGCTCGGGCACCATCCCGACGCCCGCCGCGGAGTTCACGATCCCGGTTCCTGGCGCAGGCCGCGTGAACGCGCTCGTGCCGCAGGACGGCAAGCTCTACGCGCTCTGCGACCGCGGCGTGTGGATCGCCTCCTACGGCGAAGGGCCGACAGACACCGGGCAAGGCGCCTTCCCGGAGCCCGTCTTCCTCACCGCGACGGCCAACTGCACCGACCCGCGGGGAGCCGTCGCGACGCAGGACGGCCTGTTCTTCACCGGGCGCGACCAGTTCGGCACGGGCATCTACTGGATGCGCCGAGGCGAGCAGACGCCGCAACCCATCGGGCGCCGTGTCTCCGCCGAGCTCGCGGCCTGCCCCGTCGTGAAGGGCGCCGTCGACCGCACGAGCAAGAGTCGCGTGGAGCTGCTCATCGCCGACGCGGACGACTCGCCGACGGACACGCGCATCGTCTACTACCACTACGACGTCCCGGATGAGACGGGCATCGGGGCGTTCACCGTCGCGACGTACCTCCCCGCGGAGCTCGAGTGCGTCGGGCTCTGGAACGACGTGACGGCCATCGGCGCGAGCGGCGCGGGCATCGTCTCGACGCAAACCGGGCTGCTCTACCGGGACATCGACGCGGCCGCCGCGGACTACGAAATCCCGCTCGTCATCGAGACCGGCGACGCGCGCCCATTTGGGATCCTCGGCTACGGCCAGGTGGACGCCATCGTGCTCCTCGCAACGCTGGCCGCCCCGTCGAACCTCCGCTTCGAAGCCTCCTTCGACAGCGGAGCCACCTACATTGCCGCCGAGTGGCTCAAATCCACGTTTACTGGCGCAGCTGGCACAGTCGTGATCCGGCACTGGGAGGCGTCGGTAAAGAAGACCGAGCTTTCGGCGCTCCGGCTGCGGTTTTCGGACATCGATATCTCCGGCGTGGAGTCAGCTGCCGGGGTACTTTGGCACGGATTTGCGCTAGAGTTGGCACAGCTCGGTGGCACAACCAGGCTCAGTAACGCGGAGAGACGATAATGGCGCTACCCCCCCAGCAAGGCGGCCGAAACGGGATGGGTGCAGGGCCGTACGGCGCTCCCCAGCCACAGCCAGGCATCGCGAACCAGCTAGGCGGCATGCTCGGTGCCGCTGCTGTCGGCGGGACGCCACTGGGCTCACCGGGAGGCGTCGGCACGTCCAGGCAGGCGCTCTCCGCTCCTGCCGACCCGAACGCAACGTGGCAGGGCGTCTTCGGGCCGAACGCGCCCAGCGCCGCAATCGCCCCCACGGGATGGCAGCCGCCGGCTCCGGCTCCGCAAGCCCCGCCGCCGATGGCGCCGTCGGGACCAACGAACCCGTACGGCCCGCAGTCGGCGCCGCCAACGATCAACGCGACGGGGACCACGACCAACCCCGTCTACGGCTGGAAAAGTCCCAGTGGATACAACCCCGCGCACATGGAGGACCTCCAGAAGAACGGCGTGCAGGGCGGCCTTCGGAACACCTTCGGGCGCGGGTTCACCGCGAGCGACCAAGGCCGCGGTCTCCTAGACCTCGCCGAGCAGTTCAAGGACGACCCGGCCGGCTACGAGGCGGCCGTCGCGAACCGCAAGCTCTACGAGACCGGCGGCTGGAACCCACACGCTAACTCGGCAGCGTACCAGCTCGGCGGCAACGCGGAGTGGGTCGGGAACCGCGTCGGGCAAATGGACGCCGCCGCCGCCGCGATGGGGCAGCCGAGCCGCTATCAGCCGGGCATCGACATGGCCGGCATGTACCAGGCCGGGGCCGCCGGTCAGATCGCTGGCGTCGGGCGGCAGTTCGGTGGCGTAGCCAACCAGATCGGCGGAGCGGCCACCGGCGCCGGCTACGCGGGCCAGATGAACGCCGCGAACGCGCTCTACGCGATGGGCCAGCAGCCGCAAGGCATGAGCGCTTCCGAGATGGCGATGCGCACGCAGGCCGGGCAGGCGCTCCAGGGCAACGCGGCCCTCGCGGCCGGCGCGCGCGGCGCGAATGCCGGCCTCGGGATGCGCAACGCGGCCATGGGCAACGCGGCCATCCAAGGCAACCTCGTCTCGCAGCTCGGGCAGCAGCGCGCGAACGAAGACCTCGCCTACAGGACGCAGCGGATGCAAGCGCTCGGCGCGGGCGGGCAGGCGTACGGCCAAGCGATGGGCTCGCAGGTCGACGCGCTCGGTCAGCAGGCGAACGTGCTCGGCGGACAGGGCCAGATGTACGGGCAGGCGGGCCAGATGGCTGGGCAGGCCGGCGAGATGGCGCTTCGCGGGGCGCAACTCGAGCTCACGCGCGACGACGCCGCTCGGCAGTACCTCGGCATGGGCCAGCAGATCGCGCAGACGGACATGGGCTCGAAGATCGCCTACGACTCCGCGCGCACCGGGAACTACCTCACTCACTACGGCATCGACAAAGCCGGCATCGACGCGAAGGCGGCGCGCGACTCGCAGTTCGCGAACAACCTCATCGGCGGCGCGTTCACCGCGGCGGGAGCAGTCGCCGGCGGGCTCATGGGTGGCCCGGGCGGAGCGGCAGCCGGAGGCGCGGGCGGGAACGCTCTCGGGCAAGGCATCACCGCCGGAATGCGGAAGTGAACCATGGCCTTTGACCCCGGATTCACCGACTACCGCGCCGAGCCGAACGGCGGCTACACGTTCGCTCACCCGGACGGGCGGCAGCTGTTCTTCCACGGGCCAGAGGCGGACCGCATCGCGCAGGACATCGACCGGACGCGGCCGGCTGACATGCGCACGGCGGGGCTCGGCTCGACAGGACTCGGCTTCGGGCCCGCGAGTGCCGGGACCGCTGACGCCATCCGCGGCTTTTCGGAGCAGCCGCCGCCGCGCGAAGCGCCGCAAGCGCACGCCGCTCCCGCGCCAGTGAGCGACCCGCGCGACATGGGCCCGACTACCGCGCCTTCGCCGAACGATGTCCCCCCGCCGGCTCCGGTCGCTGGTCCGCAGCCAGGCGGCGCCGCGCCGCCGCAGTACGTCTCGAGCACCGGCTACCCAACGGGTTCGAACGGCGACCCGCTGTTCCCGCAGCCGACCGAGATCAGCATGTACAAGCGCACGGCGGCCCGTCCAGGCGGGTACATGCCGACCGCGCAGTCGCAGACGACAGAGGGCGCGAAGGAGTACTCCCCCGGACTCATCAAGGGTTTCGAGAACACGCACGAGGCGGAGCACAGCGCCATCGCCCAGGGGTATGGCGCGCAGCACGCGGCGTATAAGTCGGCCCTGGAGGCCGCCGAGGCGGAGCGGTCCGCGCTCGAAACGGAGGCGCTCAACGCACAGATCAAGAAGGACATCATCCGGCGCGATGTAGAGGCGGCGCGCACGAATCTCGACCAACTGAGCCAGGATGCCAGCGAGGCGAAGGTAGACGGCGGCAGCATCTGGGGCAACGGCAGCGGGAAGGACGCGGCCGGCGGCATGCTCACGCTCATCTCCGCCGCGCTTACCTCGATGGGCTCCGCGATTCTCGGGCGCGGGCCGAGCGGAATGGACGTCATCAACAACCGCATCGCGCAAGACGTCGCGGCGCAGCGGGCCGAGGTGCAGCGCAAGGGCATCAAGGCCAACAATGCGCTCGCGCAGTACCAGCGCGTCTTCGGCGACATGGACACGGCGGAGACCGCGCTCAAGGCCGTTCAGACACGCACGGCGGCGACGATGGCGCAGAAACAGGCGGCCATCATGGGCGACGCGAACGCGCAGCAGGCGGCCATGCAGATGGCCATCGCGGCGGACAAGAAGTACCTCGAGCACGCCCAGCAGCTGGAAGAGAACGTGCAGGGCAAGACCATCCAGAAGCTGGACGCGAAGTACCAGGCGCCCAGCGCGGGCGGCAGCATCCGGAAGACGCCCCAGGAGATCAAGGCGGAGGTTGGCGCGGCCGAGGCGGTGCTCGACTACAACAACAAGGCGCTCGGGCGCGCCAAGCCTGGGGCCGAGGAGCAAAACGCCGCGCGCCAGCAGGAGGAGTACGAGCTCAAGCGTCAGGTCATTCTCCCGACTGGGCAGAAGGCGTACGTCGGCGACGACCGCATCACGCAGAACATCCAGATGCAGATCGACGCGACGGATCGCTTCAAGAAGAACGTGGATGAGCAGCGCAAGATTCTGGGGCAGCTAGGCAGCAGCATCGATCCGGCCGCCGCCGCTCGGTACAAGCAGCTGGTCAAGAACAACACCGTTCTGGTCCGCGACTTCGAGGTACTCAAGAACCTCACAGACGGCGACTACGTCCTCGTGGATCCGTTCACCGGAGCCGGAGGGAATGACATCTCTCTGGACCCGACCAAAAAGACCACCGTACTCGCCGGCATGCGTGAGGCGCAGCAGCACGCCCAGTTCCGCGAGGACAGCGCGTACAAGCTGCTGTTCAAAGACCCGTCCACGAAGACGCCTGTCAAGCCGACCACTTCTGGCGCCGGCATCACGGTCGATGGCGCGATCAGCAACCCTAGCGCAGAGGAGCCGCCGGTCCCGCTGGCGAGTCGCTGATGGCAGACGAGCAGGTTCGCATCGTCCGAAGCGACGGCAGCACGGGACACGTCCCGAAGGCGAACCTGCGCGCGGCGCTTGCTGACGGCTGGCACATCGAGACTCCAGAGGAGTCGGCCCAGCGTACCGGCGGCGGCATGGTGGCGGCGCTTGCCCAAGGCGCGGCAGCTGGCGCAATCGAAGGCGCCACGGCTCCCGTCCGTCTCGCGAACCGCGCCGTCGAGGCCGTCACCGGCATCAACCTCGGCGACAAGGCGGCGCAAGCCATCGACCGCGCCACGGGCGGCACCGGCGTCGGGCAGACCTTCGAGGGCGCAACGAGCGGCCGGAACGTCCTCGAGTCGACGGCGGCACTCGGTGGCGGCCTGCTGACCGACAAGAGCGTCGAGCAGTCCGGGCGCGAGGCCGGCGAATCGATGCGGGCCACGGCGCTCGCGAACCCAACGGCTTCCGCGGTCGGCAACATCGGCGGCCAACTCGGCGCGCTGGCCCTCACCGGCGGCGCCGGGCTGCTCACCAAGGGCGGCCAGCTGGCACAGGCGGCCACCGCCGCTCGCCTGGGCACGGTCGGCTCGAAGGCTGTCGTGCTCGGGCTCACCGGGGCAGGCGAGGGCATCCTGCAAGGCGCCGCGCAGGCCAACGAAGACGCCTACATCGAGAACGTGCCGGCCACTGCCGAGCGCTTCTGGGCGAACGTCGGGATGAACGCGGCAGCCGGCGGCATACTGGGCGGCGTCGGTGGCGGTGTCCTTGGGAAACTCGAGGCGCGATCGGCGGCGAAGGCTGCGCTTGGCGCAGGCCGGAACGCGGAAGCCGAGGCGCTCCAGGAAGTGGCGCGTGGCGCGCTTGGTGTAGAGCCGGCCCCTGGCCTCGGGAAGGCCATCAGAGAAGTGTCAGACGCCGCGACGAGCGGCCGCGTGGGGCGCGCCTACGAGGGCACGGCGTCCACGCTGTCAGGTGTCCCGCGAGAAGCCGTCGAGAAGTACGGGCCGCACAAGATCGCAATGGGCGACGCCGAGGCGCTGAGCGGCATGGATAAGATCCTGCGCCGCGACGAGATCGTGCACGGCGCGACCGGCGAGATCACAGACGCGGTGCGCTCCATGCGCGGCGACTCTAGTGAGGTATTCAGCGAGATTTTTGAAGCGCCGCTGAAGCGCGAAAACGTGGTGCGCCTGATGGCGAACGCGGACAAGCAAGCCGCTCTCGCTGGAGCTCGCGAGCAAGCGGCGACCATCCGATCGAAGCTCGGCGCGCTCGATGACCTGGAGACGTTCGGTGACAACAAGTGGGCGAAGGGCGCCCGCAAGTACATCGACGACGCGCTCGACGACGTCATGTCTGGGGCGCTCGGCGCGGAAGACAGCTACATGGCGCTCGACGCCACCAAGCGGCAACTCCAGCGCCTTGGGAAGAAGGCTGAGGGTGGCGCCGCTGGCCAGACCATGGACCTCGGGAAGCGCGACCAGCTCCAGCTCTTCGCGGACCTGACGAAGGAGGCCGCGGAAGACGTCCGCTTCCATCTCGAAGACGCTTCACTGTTCGACCGCCAGGGCACTGCGCAGGCGAAGTACAACGCCGCCACGAAGCGCTGGCTCGACTCGAAGGAGATGGCGGACCGGTCGCTGATGACTCGTACCGGAGACGACTACGGGCGAGCGCGATGGGAGGTCGACCCGGGCAAGGTCGAGCAGTTCGTTGGTGGCCTCGGGACTCGTCGGGCGGAGCTCGCGGAGCGGTACATCAAGGAAAACATCGACGCGGAGCGCAATCTAGTGGACGAGATCGCGAACAATCTCGACCTTGGCACGAAGCATCAGGCGAAGATCGAAGGCGTTCGTCAGGCTCACGCCAAGATCGTGAAGGCGCTCGAGCAGGCCGATTCCACGGTCAAGCTCGCGAACCAGGGGAAGGCGTGGATGGAGGCCGAGAACGCGGGCGCCGCGTCGCTCCTGGGCCCCATCCTCGGCGCCGTTCCTGGCGTCAGCCTGGCCACGAAGCCGATGCAGGCAGCCATGCAGGCGGCACGCATCAGGGCTCTCGCCGGGAACACCGTCAAGCGCACGTCCAAGGCGCTCGAAGGCTTCTTCGGCCACATCCCGCACTCCGCCGTCGGCAAGGCTGCCGGATCGGCAGTGAAGGCACTGCCGTCCGCGGGACGCCGCGCCGCGGTGGCTTCCGTGACCGGCGGCGGCGCTTCCCCCGCGATGGCCGAGGCCCCGAAGCACCGCGAGCGCGTGGCGGAGCTCGCGGCGAACCCCGTCGCGATGGCCGCCGAGGTCGACCGATTCCTCGGCGACTCCGCGCGGCACCTTCCCCAGACGCGCATGGCGCTCGCCGCCGTCCCGATGCGGGCGATCCAGTTCCTCGCGAGCAAGCTCCCGCCGGCTCCCCCGCCGAACGCGCTCGACGGGGCTTACAAGGCGCCCATCTCGAAGGCGTCGCAGGACCGGTTCAACGAGTACGTCGCCGGCGCCACGGACCCGCTCTCGGCGCTCGACGAGCTTCAGCGCGGCATGCTGACGCCGCAGCGCATCGAGGCCGTCCAGGCCGTCTACCCTGAGCTGTACAACGACATCCGGACGGCGGTCTTCGACTACGTCGTGGCCGCCTCGGAAGCCAAGACGCCGCTCAAGTACCAGAAGCGCATCCAGCTTGACCTGCTCTTCGGTGGCGGCGGCGCCATCGAGCCCAGCGCGAAGCCGGCGCACATGCGCGTCGTCGAGCAAGCGGCCATGGCGCAGAAGCAGGCGCCGCAGCGGCCGCAGAAGCCGGGCGGAGCACCCAACGTCGCGCAGCACCACCAGTCGCTGCTGGACAAGATCAACCTCTGAAAGGACCAGACCATGAGCGGAGTACAGGATTCGGCAGCGGACGTCAGAGGCCCTCAGCAGGGGCTCGTCACCGTCATCGCCACCACGACGAGCTCGCAGAGCATCGACATGAACGCACGGTTCGCGGCCACCCTTGGCGACCGCTGGATCGGCAACTACTGCAAGCTGCTCGCCGACCAGACGACCTATTATTTTTGGAGTAACGACGGCCTCACCGCGGTCAACGAGGCGACGACGGGCAACGCGGGCCTCACGTCCGGCATGTGCTCCGCGCTCATCGCTGGCACTCCGGAGCACGAGCGTCCCGCGGGGCGATACCTCGTCGTGAAGGCAGCGAGCGCCGGATTCCTTCGCGTCTCTCTCTCGCAGTCGCCACTGGGCGGACTCGGGATTCCGAGGGTGCCGTGAGCCGCCGGAAAGTCGCTGGGCGCAATCGAGGCACGCGCTTCGGTGTCGCCAAAGGCGGAGCTATCACGCCGCCGCCACCTCCCACAGGGGACCACCTTTTGAACACCGGCGGCGTAGACATTCTCACCGACCCGAGCGGAGACCAGTTGACCAATGGCTGACGTACTTCACAGCGGAACGAGCATCACCGGAGGCCACGCGAACGTTGTCGCCGCCGGCGCCGCCGGATTCATGACCGGCGCCGACAAGACGAAAATCGACGCGCTTCCGGCGAGTCAGGCGGCCATTCAGACGCTGATCGATGCCTCGGTCAACGCCAAGGTTTTCCCCGCGGGTGCGTTCTTCAGCAACGGCAACCCAGGGACCACATCCACTCGCTGGATGCCGCGAGCCGGGAGTGCAGCCGTCGCGACGGCTGCATCTGGGGCTTTGTACATCACTGCGCCCATGGCCATGACAGCGGTCACGCTTACCGCGACGTACGCAAACGCAACTCAGGCCACCGACAGCATCACGTACACGCTCGAAGTCGGCGGGACGCCGTCTGCGCTCACGGTCACGCTGTCCCCGGGCACACCCTCGGCCCAAGGTACACACGCCGGCATCGCCATCGCGCAGGGAGACTCCTTGTCCATCCGCGTCGTTCAGAGCGGCTCAACGGCCTCCACGGCAGGAAGTTTGGTGGGCGTAACGCTCGGCTGCAAAAGCCCTTGAGCACTTGATCCCAGCCACGTACTACGTGGACCCGTCAGGCGGGAACGACGCGAACGCCGGCACAACCGAGGCGACCGCGTGGGCCACGCTTTCGCGCGCATCGCAGGACACGTACGTTGCCGGTGACTCGCTGCTGCTCAAGGCAGGCGAGACGCACGCAGGGCAGTTCATCGCGCACGGCTACGGCCTCTTCGACAAGGCGACGTACGAGTCCACGTTCGCGACATCTCACGCCGCCGAGAAGGCGGCCATCGTCGCAGGCGCAGACCACGCTACCCTCGTTGCGAACGCCGTAGCCGCGGGGCAGACCGCGCCGCAAGCCGCTGCGTGGGGAGATATCTGGGCAGCTCAGATGGCCCTGCCGACTGCGCAGGACGCGGCATGGACAGCGGCAGATGCGTCGGCCGCGACGAAGTGGATTCGGATCGGAAAGTACGGCGCCGGCGCTGACCCGGTCCTCGACGGCGGCGGGACTGTCGAGAGCGGCATCTACTTCGCCAGACCTTCGATGGCCGGGTGGGAAATCAGCGACCTGGAGTTCACCGGGTACACCCGCGCCGGCATCTCGCTCGCGAATCTGACCTACAGCAAGATCGGAACAGAGAACCCGAACGAGCTCTACTTGGGCGCCGTGGATGGCCTTTGGGTTCACGACGTAGCGATGACGGATATCGCGTTGGCTGGGCTTCCCGCTGACCCTCCCATCGACCTCGCCGGCTACAACCGGGGCTTCGCAACCGGCATCACCGTGCTCGGCGTGAACTACGTGCGCATCGAGGACTGCTCTCTCGAAGACACCGACCTGCCTTTCTACGTGGGTTCCGGGCAACAGCACCGCTTCAACAACATCACGTCAACCAGCTCCTGGTGGCAGCACGCGGAGCTCGCGGCCGCCTACCGTGTCTCGATGACAAGCTGCTCGTTTACGAACCAGTGCTCGCTCGGGTATCCGCACGGCTCCGCGGGCTTTTTCAGCAGCCACATGCACCAATACCTTGTCAGCGGCTGCACCTTCAGCGGCACGACGCGCCCAGACCCCAATGGGCTAGGTGGAGCAAAGACCCCGGACGGCGTCGGCTACGACCTGGAGACGCGCCACAAGCACGCTGTCTTCGACCAGAACACCCTCACCGGCAACGCAGGGGAGGCCTTCCTGGTCCTTCACTCCTACGCCGTTGGGCCCATCTCGGCCGATTCCGACGCGAACATCTGGAGCCGGAACGTCATGGACGACAACGCGGCCGACGGATCGGTGTCGATTGCCCGCGTTGCTCTCGCGCAGGCCCAAGGGACAGCGCTCTGGTCGGGTAACACGACGACGCGCATCTCTCCGGCGGTAGGGAACAGCGCGTCACTCTGGATTCAGTCGGGGCAAATCATCAACGTCATCCCTGGAACCGGCGCCGGCACTCCGTGGATATTTGGGGCCGACAACACCGTGACCTGACATCTTACGACTGCTAAGATTACTCATGCCCATCCACCGCATCGGACTCCTGGCGCTCCTCCTGGCCGGATGCGGCGGTGGCCAGCCTCCGCCGGCTGCCCCTGCCGAGTGCGTGCTGATGGTCATGGATGCGGCCCGAGCAATCGGGGCGCAGTGCGATGACGGGGGCCCATGCGTGGAGCGCGACAAGCGCAACGAGATGGTCGACGCCATGGCCGCGTGCCTGAAGGGCATGCCGTGACCGCCTGGGCGCTCGCGCTGCTCACGGAGGCCGCGGTTTGGACCGCGCTGGCGGCAATCGTGGCGGCCTTCTCGGCGTGGCTCTACGGTGCGCCCTGATGTCACAGGACGCGATCATCTCCCGCCTCCACGGCAGCATCCAGCTCGCCGCGCGTGACCTGCTCTACCGCGCCGACGCGGAGGGCATCCGGCTCGTCATCACGCAGGGCTTCCGAACCTACGCGGAGCAGGATGCGCTCTACGACAAGCGGCCGAAGGTGACCAACGCCAGGGGCGGCGATAGCTGGCACAACTTCGGGCTAGCTTTCGACGTCGCCCCGCTCGACGCGCACGGCAAGCCGTCGTGGCCCGAGGACATGAAGCTCTGGACGCGCATCGGCGAGATCGGGGAAGCCGTCGGCTGCGAATGGGGCGGGCGCTGGAAGAAGCCGGACCTCCCGCACTTCCAGCACCGCGGAGGGCTCACGCTCGCCGCCGCTCGCCTCGGAGAAAGGCCCCGCTACAACGCCGGCCACGTGCCGGAGGAGTTCCCGCTGTGACCAACCGCGAGGCACCGACGGACCCCGCGAACGAGCGGCCCGACCCCGAGGAAGAGGCGTTCGTGCGCATGGAGACGCGCCTGAACGAGCTGTACCAAATCTCGGTGCGCACGCTCGAGGTCGTGCTCTCCCACGGGCCCAAGCTGGAGCGTCACGAGGAGCGTATCGAAGTGCTGGAGGCCAGGGTCAGACTGCTCGAGGCGCAGGCCGGGGAGCAGCGGCAGTAGTGGCCGACGTCACGCTTCCCCTCGGGGTCATCACGGCGGCGCTGGCTGCGTCGCACACGGCTCTCCTGGGCGCCATCGGCTGGCTAGTCCGCGAGCGTGGCAAGGACCGTCGCGAGCGCCGCGCGGACAAGCGCCGGTACGCCTACGCGCTGAAGCAGGCCAAGTTCTTCCTGGAGCGCTCCGACGGCGTCCCGAGCAGCCCCCCGCCGAGCATCGACCAGTGGAAGGACGACAGCGCCATCATCGACGCCGAGACCATGGAGGCCGAGCGGTACATGGAGCGCCGTCAGCAGGGCATGGACGCGGCGGACCGGACGCCGGAGCACGTGTCGTTTCCGCGAAGACCGAAGCGGTAGCTTACTTCCGCCACTTCTCCAGCGCGGCCAGGAGGGTGGCGTCAGGTATCGGCCCGTCCTCCGGCACCTCGGTGGTGGGCTCGAACGCGATGGCGTGCAGCATCCCGTCCAGCGGCATCTCCGGGCTCCGCTCCCACGCCAGCCAGAGCGCATCGAGCACGGCGCGCATCTCGCGGCGACGAGTGCTCTTGGCGATGTAGTCGTCGCTGAGCTCGAACATCACGCGCATCATCTCCAGCGAGCACCTGGTGCAGAATCGCCGCCCGGCCTCGTCCTCATGGGTTGCCCTCCCGCAGCTTCGCAGAGCCACGCAGCACTTGCCGTAGTCAGACATCCTTCGCCTCCAGCGCCTTCTCGAGCGCCTCATGCCCGCACGAGCAGACGGCCTCGGCCGGGTCAGCGGCGCCAGTCATGCAGCCGACGGAGTGGCCCCACTCGAGACGCCGTAGCCCCGCATCCCGCAGCGCGCGAAGGGCTTGCTCGGTGGACTGAACCCGAAGTGAGGCGCGATTGAATGCGTCCACCCAGTGGACGACGGCCGCTTTCTCCTCCCCCAGCTTCTCCACGGCCTGGTCCCGAGCGGATTCGGCGAAGGCGAGCTCCGCGGCATGCGCGACCATGTTCTGTTCCTTCGCCCACATGAACGCATCCCGCTCCGCCTTCAGCGCGTCGCATTCGGCGGTGAGGGAGGCGAGTCGCCGGTAAACGTCCTCGACGTCGCTCTTGCGCATCGAGTCCTCCAGGAGCCAGTCGCGGTAGGCCAGCTCCGCCGCAATGTCCGACTTCTGGTCCAGTCGCTCCGTCGTCATCGCGGCGACGTGCCACGAGTAGTGCGGCTCCAGTGAGAAAGCGTCGCGCTCAGCGTACTTCGTCATCAGGCTTCTCCTTCGCCGGGGCCGTGTCGCGGAGGGCTCCCCACAGGCACTCGCAGGACACTTCGCCGTCGTACACCAGTTGCGCGGCATCACGCAGCCGCTCCACATGCCCCTTCAATCGCGCGTTCTCGGCCTCGAGGCGGGCGATGCGCTCCTGCTGCTCGTCGTAGGCGGCTCGCTCACCGTCGGCGCGAACCAGAATCCAGGGTAGCCCGGCCTTCATCAGCGCGGCGTTCATGTCCCGGCGCTGCGGCTCCCCCATGTCCCCGGCCTGGCCACAGAGCGCAATCTTGCTCTTGCAGCCGTCGTACGAGAGGTCCAGTTCGACGAAGCCGCTCATTCCTCCCCCTCCCCAGATTCCTCGGCGGCGATGGCGTCGACACGGTTCCAGCTGAGCGCCGGACACCATGACGGCGTCGCCCATGTCGTGTCGCCAACGCGCCGGGGACTCGACAGCGACGGATGCTCGCACCGCACGTGGCATCCGGTGTCGCCTTGCACCCGGTAGTATTCCGACGCTTCGAAAGCGCACCCGGCGCACCGCAGTTGCACCACGCAAACGGGACCAACTCGCTTCACTTCCGGCATGCGTCCTCCTCTACGACAAACGTCCACGCATCGTCGTCCTGTCGGCTCAGCGCTTCCATGCGCGCCGCGTGCTCGTCGCTCTCGCGGTCCACGGCAGTCCAGATGTCCTCCACCGGCACCGTCTCCGCCTCCCCGAGCGGCAGGGTATGCGTGCACTCCTCGACGCCATCGCCGAGGCAGCGGTAGTGCGTGGCCTCGCGGTGGTAGCGGCGGTGAGGGCACACGGGCGTCATTCGAGGTCACCCAGCGCGTTCTCGCACGCCCCGACGACGTTGTTCCACTCGGCGCTCATCTTCGTGGAGCGCATCGATTGCAGTTCGGCAATGCATCGCTCGCGCTCCTCTCGGCGGATTCGCTGAGCCTCCTTATAGGTCAGGTCTACGCCGAGGATGACCCGAGAGCCAAGGCCCTCCGGATGCATGGCCCGAAGTCGCGACAGGGCCACGATGCCAACGTCGTGCGCCATCCCGGCGGTGTAGTGCTCATCGCCGTATGCGACCGCAGCGCCGAACGCCGCCAGGTAGACCGCGCGCTCGTCCTCGTTCCGAATCTCGAAGTCCGCCATCACTCCCCCTTCCTGGCCACGACGGCAGCGAGAGCGTCGAGGCTTTCCGACTCCAGCGCGGGCCGCCCATGTGCCCACTCGCGGACCACTCGCGTTGCCGCCTCGAGCAGCGCATCGGGAGCGGGCTCGGCAAGCTGAGCGAGCGCATCCCCGACGTCGTTCGCCTCCACGACGAGCGTCCCGTCTGACAAGACCGGCGCCGGTGACGCGGGCCCAGGATACGCCTCGGCGAGGTAGTCGGGGCCGCGGAACGGGCTCGGACCCAGTCCCGGGTATTCCGGAGCCGGTGACGCGGGGCCGCGGGAACGGATCAACTCGGCGAGCGTCGAGAGCTCCTGAACACCGGTGACACGATGCATCTCGTCGGCCATGCTCGCGTGCTTGTCGCGCAGGTACTCCAGCTGCTCGCGGAGTTCGTCGACTTTGAGCGTCAGCGTGCGACGGATTCCCATGTTCGCCTCCCGCTCTTCCTCCACAGCTTCGGAGATGGCGGCGGCGATGACCGTTTCTTGCTCGCTGTTGAGTACCAGGTTCCACCGCAACTGTTTGGCCCTCGTCTTCGCGTCCGTCACTTGCCGCCTCCGCACCACTCCGAATACGCCCGGCAGGGGCGCACCAGTTCTAGCATCAGGTAGACCAGAATCATCGTCCGTCCTCCGGCAAGTACTTCGCGGCGTTGGCAACCTGCCACGGACGGTACCGCTGCGCACCGCCGTCGAGCTGCCGGTTCCGCGTGTTGCGACACGGCCCGCACTCCGGGCGCCTCCCGTCGGCATTCCTCGCGTCGAGGTGGAAGGCGTCGAGCGGCTTCGCCTCGCGACAGATGAGGCAACGCTTTCTCATGCTACCTCGTATTCCGCGTCGATGACGCCTTCGCCGCCGAGCTCTTCCGGCATGTAGAGGCCGAGCACGACGTCAGCGTAGACCGCGCGTGCAAGCTGCGTTTTGCAGCGGTGGCGGAGCATCGTCGAGCGGTACTTGTCCCAGTTCGACGGCCCCTTGTCGCCGACACCGCGGAAGCCGTCCTGCCCGCGCTGGTCCTTCGTGACCAAGTCCGCTTGCCAGGCGTCCTCGATGGTGAACTCGATGCGCAGCTTGTTGCGGGAGCCCTTCCGCTTCGTCTCGTAGACGGCTTTCTTGCTAGTCGTCTCGATGCAGTCGAAGTACTCGGCCTTCCCGCTGCGGAGCACCAGCGCCTCGATGAGGTCGGCATGCATCGCGATCTTGCCCTTGATGTTGTGGAAGGAAGCGAGCGCGGTCGTCGCGTCCAGCCCGAGCGCGCGGCCACGGAGCAGCATCGCGTAGATGCCGGCCGCGTTCCCGAACTGCGGATACATCCTGGAGTCTTCCAGCTTCTGGGCAAGCCACCACGCGCCCGCGGACGCGCGCGGCTCCAGCTGCATCGACCACTCCACCGGAGCCATGGTCGCGAGCGCCGTCTCAGTCGGCGCCGACTTCGTGTCTGCCTTTGGTGTCGCCACAAGCTTCACCGCCGGCGGCGCCTTGTCCTGAGGCGGCGGCGGTGGCTCAGAATCGTTCTTTGGTTCGCTCTTCGGTGGCCCGCTTATCATGTCGGCCGCGTCGTCATCGGTCATGTCCTGCTCCTCTTCCTTTTCTTCCGGGAAAGCCCCTGCGTCGTTCAGCGGCTTCACTTCCGCCGCCTTGAGCACGTCGCCGAACGGCAACTCCAGCGAGTCGTCCAGCGTCACGAGCTTGCGCGCCAGCCTCACCGCGTCTCGCGCCTCGTAGAACTTCAGCGATAGGCCCTTCGGTTCCAGCTGGTCGGCGTTGTCGAAGATGCCCGCGAGGCTGCCCCACTCAGCGAGCCACTTCGCTGCTGTCTTGGGCCCTACGCCCGGGACACCCGCGATTCCGTCGCTCTTGTCCCCGACGAGCGCGAGCCAGTCGCCCATGTCCTTCGGGTGGACGCCAAACTTCGCGATGACGTCCGCCTCCGCGAATGTCTTGTCGGCGGCGAACGAGTACTGCGTGATCCGATGCGAGTCACTGACACACTGCATAAGGTCTTTGTCAGAACTCGCTATCGTCGTTTGCGTGGCGTTGTCGCGCGCCCACTTCACGGCGCTAGCCACGACGTCGTCAGCTTCGAATCCCTTCACGCGCCAGATGAGGTGGCCGTCCTGCTCCAGGCGGTAGACGGTCCGGCGCCCCTGCTCGATCATTGCCTGCGTCGGCGGCTCGCGATCGCTCTTGTAGGCGGGCGACAGCTCCTTCCGCCGGTATGGCGGGGCGTCGCAGCAGATGACCGTCCGATCGTGCTCCGCGGCGAGAGCGCGCACCCGCGAGACGGTTTTCTCGTAGGCGGCAGAGACCTCCTGATCCGCAGATGCGTGCCAGTGCATTCTCCAGACACCCGAAAAGTCCACGAGTAGCAGCTTCACTTCACACCTCCGACGCTCTTCCCGAGCTCCGACGCGAGCGCCAAGTCCGCCAGCGCGCGCAACCTTCCCGCCTGCTCCCGAAGCGAGTCCGCGTGCCGCTCCAGGTCCTCAACGGCGGCGTAAATCTCGTGGCTCGGACGGCCCGCAAAGCGGCGCATCTCGCTGGCCTTCGCGACTAGGAGAAGGCGCAGCGTCATGGTGCCCTCTCGTACGGCACGGACTTCCGCAGTGCCGCGAGCCAGTCGTTCCGCGACTTGATGCGTTTCAGCTCATCGGCGAGCGACTCCCGAGCGCGAGCCAGTGCCGCGCGACGACGCTCGAACTCATCGGCGCGCCACTGCGCGACCGTCTTGGGCGGAGCCGACTCGAAGCGCCACGGCTTGCAATCCCACTCGATCGATTCTGTAAGCTGCGCGATCATGAACTCTTTCAGCCCGGCGTGTTCCGTCGTGGGCGGCTCCCATGCCTCCACACGTGAGAGCATTTCCAGATAGCGCCGTTCGCTCACCTGCCGCTCCGCCGCGATTCTGGCGGCCGAATCCGCGGCGGCTTCGCGTTCGGCGACCGCGGCGCGCTCGATGTCAGTTTCCGTCATCTCCTCGAGAGCCCGTAGCGCGGCTTCGGCTCGGTCGACGGATTCCTTGTAGTACTTCGACGGCTGGAACGACTCCGGGATCGGGGCGTCCAGGCCGTCGTCGCGGATCTCGATCAGTGCGCCGAACGCTCGCGCGCAGACCCAGACGAACTGCGCGAATGTCACTTTTCCTTCTTTGACTGGATTCGTGTACCCGGTTGCCATCAGGAATCGCCTCCCCTCATGCTCCGCGCCTTCGTGCCCATCTGCAGGCACAGCGCAATCTCGCCTACCCAGTCCTTGACCATCCACGCCCCTGCCCACGGGAAGGCCGCGAAGAACGTGCTCGCCGTCATGCAGACCGCGCGCCCGTGCTGCCGGCGGAAGTCCGCGGCGCTCACTTGGCCTCCGGGAACTTGGCGTGGAGCGTCTCGCCGTTGCGGATCGGCATCAGGAGCAGCGCCCACCCGTCGCCGCGAATCGCCTGCGAGCGGTCATTCTCGTTCGAGTGCCATGTTGCGACGCCAGACAGCCTCCCTACGGTGCGGCGCAAGAGGTTCAGGCTGAACGGCTTTCCGTTGAACGAAACCCCGAACACTCGGGTCAGGCATGGGCATTCGAGCCAGCCGTCACCGTCGCAGAACTCGCATTCCTCGCGGCCGGCGAAGTGGCAGTGCCGGCACGAACAATCATGTCGCAGTGACCCCTTGGCGTCGCATCGTGGGCAATCTTTGCGGCGCGTTCCGTCGCATTCGTCGCAGGCCACTCGGCTACGCTCGATCCATTCGGCGGCGATACTCAGATCCAAAAGCTCACCGTCGCCTCTGGTTTCGGCAAGGAAACGCGCGCAGTCCGCGCCGATTCTGGAGCTCGTGTCGGCCTCGTCAACGACGGTGGGCTCATCCAGCGCCAGAAGCGCATGTCCGTCGGTGAACACGGCCCACCGCTTCCCGCCTTGTTCAACGGCGAACGGGAGCGGCCAAGAGAAGCTCATTGTCATATCCAAGGCGATCGAGAGGAGCCCGTCCGGGTAGTTCACGACGTGCCCCCAAGCTCGAGGCGTAGGGCGAGCACCTCGGCCGTCATCGAACTGCCCAGCTTCGCGAGCTCGTACGCGACGAGCACCAGGAACTCGCAGTACTCGCCCATGCGGTCCGGCGGCACGTCCAGCGCCGCCTTCCTCAGCGCCGCCGTCGTCCGCGTCTTGACGACCTCGGCGACAGCGCCGGCCAGCGCGGGGCTCACGGCACCCTCCTAACGACGCTGACCGGCTCGCTCTCCAGCCTCCGGAGCGCCCGGACCGTGTTCGCCCGGTCGACCTCGAGGATATTGCACAGCTGCCAGGCGCCCAGCGCGCGGTGGAACCGGATGCGCTCCGTCAGCTCGGCAATCTGCGCGCGCAGGTCGTCGCCCGTCGGCGCGTCGTATCGGGCTAGGTTGTGGGCGGTCATAGGGTTCCTCGCATCCTGTGGGCGAGCGCCCGCAGCTCGTCGGTCACCCGCAAGGCGCGGATGTCGTCGTTCGCAATGATGGCGTCCCGCGTCTCGTCGATGAGCCGGTCCAGCTCCGCCGTCGTCGCGAGCACCGGGTAGCGGCTCGTCGGGGGCGCCTCGTCGGCAAGGACGGCGCTCACAGCAGTTGCTCCAGGCGCTCGCGCTCGCCGTCGGTCAGACCGTCGTCGCCCTCGTCGGCCTGGTCGTAGTTCACGACCCGGATCCCGCGGGTGTCCGTGAGGCTCTTCACGAAGGCCACCGCCTGGTAGAAGTTGGGCGCCTCGTGGAGCTCGATGCCCATGCGGTCGATGACGTAGCGCGGCGAGCTCATCGGTAGTCCTCCAGGTCCGCGCAGCGGGGGCACGGCGTCTGGCCGGGGCTGTACTCGTCGAAGGCCGGAACGAACTCCGCGGCCTCGCCCGGCTCGTGCCAGACGACGACGGCGCCGACGCCTTTGCACAGGCCGCAGGGGGCGGCGTGAATGTCGAGGCTTACTGCGTCACGCGCCTCGCCAGCCGCGGAAAGCTCCGCGTCGAGCGCGTGGAAGGTTGTCGTAGGCTCCATGCCCAGAACCCTAGTGCCCATTGGTCACCGGTGTCTAGTGGGCACCACAACTATTTTCACCAACGAGCGCAGGGGCCGATTCAGACCTCCTCACCAGCGGAGTTTCCCTGTGAGTAAGCCTGCGACCGATTACGAGGCCGGACCTTGTGTGGCCTTCCGTGCGACCCCTGACCCATTTAGGGTGTCGGGGCCGATGATCCTCGCAGTAATTACCAGGGAGGGGGCTGGATGCCGCGCCGTCGTCTACGTCGGGCGTGGGGCCGTCGCGTACGCGCGCGGAAGCCAAGCCCGGGTCGTGAGTCAGCTCCAGGAGGCCGGGGTGGCCCTAACCGGTCTTGCGGCGCCGTCGGTCGCCGACGGGGGTAGGAGCGGGCCCGTCCGGGGGCAGGTCTGTCTTCTTCGCGGGGGCGCTCAGGGGGACGTCCTCGGCGAGGATCCATCCCACCGACACGCCGTACAACTTCGACAGGGCGATTAGGGGATCGAAGTCGATGAGGCGCTCACCGTCCTCGAACCGCGAGATGGTGGAGTGGTGGATCCCTATCGCGTCTGCGGCTTCACGGACGCCGAGCTTCTTGAGCTCCCGAGCGATGCGGGCGCGCTTACCGGCACCCTTCAATTCCGGAGACCATGTTTTCTTTGACGCAGCCATTACCTGTTCGCCGAATGGTGCCCAGTGGGCGGTGAGGAATCAACGACCCGCGACCGGTGACCACTAGACACCGGTGACCATGAGGCACTAGGGTTCTGGGTATGCCTCCGAACCCGCACCACAGACAGAAGCCCTCGAGGGGCTCCGTTGCGCTCGCGAAGGCGCTGGCGAAACCGAAGACCACCGCCGACCTGGCCCGCGAGCTCGACTGCACGCCGCAACTCGTTTCTCGCTGGGCCTCCGGGTGGCGCGTGCCGCAGACCGCCGAGCGCATGAAGCTCGAGAAGAAGTTCGCGATCGCGCTGCTCGACTGGGACGAGCCGGTCGAAGAAGAGATGCCGCCCGCGTCCGAGCGTACCGGCGCAGAGGATACGGACTCCGAGCCTACCACCGGGACGCACGGCTGAGCGATGATCGGCATCGTCTTCAGTCTCGCGGTGGCCTCCGCTGTCGGCGGCGCGCTGCTCGGTCTCCGCGAGTACGTCCGCATCGCGGACCGTCTCGTGCTGCTCGAGACCCGTCTTGCTGCTTCCGAGGCGCGCTCCTTCGAGACGGACGCCGTCGCCGCCTCGCTCTGCTGCCAGGTGCAGGACCTCGAGCAGGAGCTCACGGTCGTTGCCCACATGCTCTTCGACGACAGCGACAAGGGTTCCGCGACGGAGCGGCCAAATTGACCGCGGCGGCAATGGACATGAGCCACTTCGCAGCATTCGGGTTAGGGGCCCTCTTCGTGGCACTCGTTGGCCTGGCCGGCGTCTTCGTGTTCCTTGCGGGCGCGAGCCGTCAGGGGCGCCGCCTCGATGCGGACGAAGACCTTCCTATCGAGTGCACGCCGGAGGAGCTCGGCGCGCAGGAGCTCGAGCAGCGCGTCGACAACGACAACGGCCAGAAGGGGAGCGCCTGATGGCTGACCACAACGTCCGCTCACGCATTCACGCTGTACTCGGTCCTGGGATCGCGAAGGTTTCCTCATCGAGGGAGGCTCTTTGCGAAGCCCGTGCCGCTCAGATCTACGGCGACGCAGTCGAGGTCACGGGTGGCAATCGGCAGGCTGCCCGCATCGCCGAATGCGATGAGCGAACCATTCGCGACCGGCGTTCGACCGCGCGCGGGATCGCGGTGAAAGACCTGCTTCTGTCGCTGAACCGCGAAGGGCTCTACCGCGTGGCACAGCTGCTTTGCGACGTAGCCGACGAGCAGGCGCCGCGCTCGGATCGGACGGGCTCAGATGGCTGATGTTTCTTTCCCCAGTGGTGCGGGCCCGCTGGGCCCCGTCGGAAAACTATGCGGTCTCCGCAAATGTCGTCGTCAACATTCGAACAGGGTGAACACGTGAACGGCACGATCGAAACGCTTCCCTCTGGTCGCTTCCGTGCGCGGAAGATCGATCCGAAGTCCGGCAAGTACCGAAGCGCCGGCACGTACGACACGGAGCTCGAGGCGCAGCACGCGCTCGCGCAGCCGTTCGCGAAGGCCGGCAAGGGCTCGACGCTCGCGGACATCTGGCCGGACTTCGAGAAGCGCCGCCGCGTCACGGTGCGCGACTACCGCACGGACATCCAGCGCTGGGCGCTCTACGTCGAGACGCATGACATCGTCAACGTGCCGCTCCGCCAGCTCACGCGCGGGATGCTGATGCGCTGGCTCGAGTCGCTCAAGGCGAAGGGCCTCGAGATTCAGACGCGGAAGAACACCCTGAACCTGATGCGCGTGGTGCTCCACTCCGCCCTGGACGACGAGCTCATCTCCGCGAACCCAGCGCGCGACATTCGGATCAAGCGCGCCGAGGAGGGCTCGACGGATGAGAAGTGGCGCGTCATCGACCCCGACGCGCAGCTCCGGCTCCTTCGCTCTGTGGCTCCCGAGGAGTGGCCGGCCGTCGCCGCCATGCTCGGTCTCGGCTTCCGGAACTCCGAGCAGTGGCGCCTCCGTTGGGAGGACGTCGACATGGACGCCCGCCTGGTGACGGTCCGATACTCGGTGAAGGGCCTGAAGACGAAGAGCGGCAAGATCCGAAAGCTCCCCCTCTTCGGCCTGGCCCTTGAGGCGTTCCGGGCCGCGGAGCACTCGCGCAAAGGCGGCTGCGAGTACGTCTTCCCGTCGCCGCGGACGAACAAGCGCCGCGCGGACTCATCGAACCCGACGCGCTGGGAGAAGTGGACCGGTGCCGCCGGCGTCGATCCCGCGTTCCGCTGGTACGATCTGCGCCACACCTGCGCGACGTCGCTGCTCGCTGGCTGGTGGGGTCCAGCGTGGTCACTCGAGGAGATCCGGCAGCTGCTCGGGCACTCCTCGGTGAAGGTCACGGAGCGCTACGCGCACCTGCTGAACGAGACCCTTCGCGCCGCCGGGAAGCGCTCCGACGTGGAATTCCACGGGGGGAGCGAGAGCGGAGCTAACTCCAGAGCCATCTTCGGGATTCGGACCCGAGACCTGCGGTTTACGAATCCCCGGCACCTTGAAGGATTCTCGGGACTTGCGGTGGAAGACTTCCACCAGCGTTCCACGGCGCGGGATGGGCGGATCAAGGCGCTCCTTCTGGAGGCCACGCGCCTCTCGTTCCGGAAGGGCAGCCCGCTCGCCAAGGCCCGCGTCCACGAGATTCTGGCCGAGTCGGAACGGCTCGTTTCGGGGGGGCGATGAAAACCGTGGCCGCCCTCTACATCGATCCGCGGGGCCCGTACCCGAAGATGCCCGGCGTCGACTGCTGGGACGAGACGCGGGACGCGAAGCTCTACGACGGGCCGCATCCGGTGGTCGCGCATCCGCCGTGTGGTCCGTGGGGCGCCTTACGTCACATGCGTGTCCCGAACCGCGAGAGACGCACCGGGGACGCTGACTGCGCCGCGTTCGCCATCGCGGCGGTCCGCGCGCGAGGCGGAGTCCTGGAGCAGCCGGCGGGCTCGAAGATGTTCGAGGCGTTCGCTCTCCCGAAGCCAGGCGCCTCCGACGAGCACGGTTTCACCGTCGAGGTCGAGCAAGTGGCATGGGGCCACCCGGCGCGCAAGAAAACGTGGTTGTACATCGTCGGGGTAGCGCGCTCGGTGGTCGCGGCCGGCATCCTGACTGGCGGCACGGTGACGCATTGGGTCTCTGGCGGCAGGAACCCGCTCAGGAAAAACGGGCGCTGCGGCGGAGGAATCGTGCCTCCTGGAATCAAGGTCTGCAGCGCCCAGCAGCGCCGCCGCACGCCTCCCGCCTTCGCCGAGTGGCTCGTGTCCCTCGCCAGGAGCGTTCAGCGATGACCGGCCTGCCTCCCCACGTCGAGCCGCCGGACTCCGCGCTCGAGACCATCCCATGCCCGCCGCCCTCATCGCGTAGGCCAGGCCGGCGCAAGCCGCGGGCCGTCGAGGACTTCGACTGCGGCGCCGACTTCCTCGCGCGCGTGGAGCTCCTCCGTGACGCCAAGGAGCTCGAGTGGGCCATCACGGACCGACTCGAGCACGTCCTCGAGTTCATCGAGCTCCTGCACGGCGACGACCCGCTCGACTGGGCCGAGGTGCGCCACGTACTGGCCAGGGCCGGGATGAGCGATCCGGAGTGCTGGCCGGCGTGGTGCTTTCGTCGCGTCGGGCGCGTGGGCGACTCGGAAGACATGGAGCAGGCCGAGCTCGGGGGCATCACGTGAGCGAGCAAGCCACCATCACCTCGCCGCTCCTGAAGGCCCTCCGGGGCATCCCGGGCGTCGTGGCCTACCGGATCCACGCGAGCCTTCCGACGAAGCGCATGCGCGGTGCAGGCGCGGGCCTCCCAGACATCGCCGTCGTCGTCCGAGGCGTCGCCCTGTTCTTCGAAGCGAAGCGCCCAGTGGGCGGCAGGTACCAGCCGGGACAGCTCGCGAAGCATGCCGAGCTCCGCCGCGCCGGGGCCCGCGTCGAGGTCGTCACCAGCGTCGCCGAGGGCATCGCAACCGTTCGCAACATCCTGGAGGGAACAGCTTGAAGGCAGGCGCCAAAATCATGGTCATTTTCACCACCCCATCGGTCACTCTCTCCGATCTCGCTGATGTTCACATGCAGCTAAAAGCTGTCGCCACGTGGGTGCCTCAGGGTAGGCCGCCGCCGCCGCTCCTGCCTTCTCAGCTCAGGCCGCGCGGCATGTCGTCCATGGAGCGCAGGAAGGCGAAGGCCCGATGAGCGCCGCTACGGAGATGCGAATGGACGAGGACGAGGCGGCAGCCGATGGGCGCACGCTGGCCGCGACAGGAAACGTCAAGATGCCGGACATGCTCTCGCTCGATGACCTCGCCGAGACCGTGGCTTACACGATGTGCGTCACGAAGAAGCAGGCGCGGGAAGCGCTCCGAGACCTGGCGCGGAGGTGTGGCTGATGCTCCCCGACGTCTTCGCGCTCGACGGCCTCACCGATGCCGCCTTCCGCCTGCACCTGCTGGCCGTGCGGATGTGCCTCGACCTAGGACTCGGCTCGCTGCCGGCCGGACGCGCCAAGGCGCTGGGCAAGCAGCGGGCGATCGACGAACTCCTGAGCAAGGGCGTTTGGACCGACGACGGCACCGGCTACCAGGCCGCGGACTTCGTCGCCGCTTACCCACAGGAAGCTCGGCTCCAGGTCCGCAAGACCGACGCGGAGCGGTCGAAGGCATACCGACAGAGGAGGAATCGTCACGACCGTCACGTGACGGAGTGTGACGCGTCACGTGACGACCGTCACGCGGAAAGTGACGAACGTCACGGACCGTCACGTGACGCCGTCACGGCGACCGTCACGCCAGCCCTCCCCTCTCACACTCTCCCCTCTCCTCCTCCACCTCTGGATTCTGGATCTTCTCTGATTTCCGGATCTTCAGAGCCTTCTTCCGATCTGACAGGTAGCGCCCGCGAGGCGGCGAAGGGCCGGCTTTCCGAGCGACTGCGGCAGCCGACCGCGGAGGCAGGCGCGGCTCCTCGGCCCAGGCACGACCCGCTCGGCGAGCGAATCTCGTTCGCGTCGTGGTTCCCGTCGTCGGCGATGCTGGCCTGGTGCAAGGCACGCGGGCTCACCGACGCGGAGCTCGACGTCACGCTCATCGAGGCGCGGGACGGGCTCACGGGCCGCCACGAGTTCGACTGGTTCGACGCCAAGGTCTGGAAGTACATCGACGTCGCGCTCCTGCGCAAAGCCAACCCCGGCGGCACGCGCGCCGGCAGGGTGCAGGCAAATACCGACTGGCCCACCGAGGACGCCGCCCGGCTCCGCGAGGCCATCCGGTCCGGGCAGCACGGCAAGGGCCTCGCCGCGAAGCTCGACGCCGGGCAGCTCGACTACCCCCTCGCGCAAAGGCTCATCAGGGAGCGCCAGGAGGCCGCTGGGAGGCGTCCGGACGGGCAGGTAGGGGTACCGCCGCCTGGCGACCTGTCGGCGCTCATACGGGGCGTCGGGAGGGCAATGCCGTGAGGGCGGTACCGCTCACTCGAGACCAGGCAAACGCCTACATCGTGGCCCACCACCGTCACCATGGGCGCGTGACGGGGCACCGGTTCATTGTCGGCGCTGCGGACGGAGACCGGCTAGTCGGCGTCGCGGTGGTGGGGCGACCGCGCGCGCGTCTGCTGGACCAGGCAAACGAGGCCGAGGTGACGCGGCTATGCACGGACGGCTCAAAAAATGTTTGCTCGTTTCTGTACAGCCGCTGCTCGAGGGTGGCTCGCGAGTTGGGTTTCGCGAAGCTGTACACCTACACGCTGGAAAGCGAACCGGGAGGTAGTCTCCGCGCCTCCGGGTGGATCATGGAGAAGCGGGTTCGCGGCGAGAGCCAGGACCGCCCATCGAGGCGCCGCGTAGACAAGTCGCCCACTGCGCCGAAACTCAGATGGTGCCCAGCGTGGTGCGCTCCAGGGGCACCGCTATGACCCTCGTGCAAGTCCTCGACGCATGCCGCCGCGCCGGCGCCTCGGCGGTCTACTGCACGCCGCTCTCGCCCAGCTGGCTGCTGGTCCACGTCGACCTGGACGCGCCGCAGCGGGAAGCCTTCGCGCGCGCCCTGAGGCCGTACCACCGCGGCGTACGGGTCACGGTCGGGGAGGCATGATGGCCCCGCTGGACTCACCCGAGGACGCGAAGTGGCAGTGTCCAGATTGCGGGCGCCTTGTGCGAAGGGATGAGCGATGCCGTATGCCCGTCAAGGAACCGAAGGAGGACGCGAAGTGAACGACCGTGGATGGATCGGTGTGGACCTGGACGGGACGCTTGCCCACTACGACGGGTGGCGAGGAGTCGAGCACGTGGGCGAGCCCATTGGCCCGATGCTCTTCCGAGTGCGCAAGTGGCTCGACGACGGGCGAGACGTTCGCATCATGACGGCTCGTGTCAGCGGGTCAGACCGAGCCGAGGCGGACACGGCTATTCGCGACTGGTGCCGTAAGCACATCGGTCGAGAGCTGCCCGTCACGTGCGCGAAGGACTACGCGATGGTCGAACTGTGGGATGACCGAGCGGTCCAAGTGGTGCCGAACGTCGGGACCAGAGTGGACGGGAAGCCGTGACGCCCGTGCTCATGGTCTTTTCACTGGGGGCGCTTCCCGGCGTACAGGTAAGCGTTCACTTACTCAAGTGCACCATTTTGCGTACCGTGGAGAATTCCTGAATGGGGCGCAAGAACGAAGCTGCGGCGATGGTTCTCCCCCCGCTGGACTCCCGCGCGCGCGAGACAGACCGGCGGATATGGCGCATCGCGACAATGATGACGTCGGGCACGTGGGACCGGTCCGGGTCGCAGGCCGAACTCGCCGCGGAATGGGGCCTATCGGAGTCGCAGCTGCGGAACATGAGCTCCGAGGCGGGGCGCATCCTCCGCATGGTGAAGGCGCCCGAGGCGGCCATCGAGCACGTCCTCGCCAGGCTGCACGAGCTCATGAGCCATCCGCTCGAGCCGCTGGAGACCATCGCCGCCGCCCGCGCCATCCTCGACGGGTACAAGGCGTTCGGCTTCAAGGGCGCGCCGCCTGACGCTGGCATGGGCCCTCAGGCTACCCCGGCGCAGCAGATCGACGCCCTCGTCTCGGAGCTCACGGCGCCGGGGCCGGAGCTCGCGGAAGCGCTCGAGCGGACCGGATGGCGTAGAGTCGTGGAAACGACGGGAGAAGAGCAGTGAGGGGACTGACGGCCGAGGAGCGCCACGAGCTCGAAGAGGGCCTCAAGCTGGAGCCATTCGAGCGCGACAGGTTCCCGACGGACGCGCCGGTTCACCCTGTCGTGGATCGTCTGGTGGAGCGTGGGCTGATGGACTACCTCGTGGTCCACGAGGACGATGAGTATTGGTACTCGGAGTGGCAAACGAATAGCACCGGAGAGCTGGCGCTGCGCCTCGATGCGCTGGCGTCACTTGGCGTCACGGTGACCGCGTAGAGTGAGCCAGGCACGCCTCGTGCTACCCTCGGAGGGATGCGCCTTCCGCTCCTCGCGAGCCTCCTGCTACTGGGGTGCGCCGCCCCTGACGGCCGCCGCGCAGTCGTCGAGCCTTGGCCCGGCGTGGACCGCGTCGAGCTCCGCGCTGCGGTGGACGGCTTGCGCGTCGCGACCGGCGGCGACACGGACCTCGCGATAGGGCGCTGCGGGGACCGGCCGTACTGCGTCGCGGTCGTGGCCATCGACGGCTACCAGTGCCCTGCCACGACGGACTACGACGGCGAGGTGAAGCGCTGCGCCGGCCACACGAACCCGCCTGGGCACGAGGGCGCCGTCATCCACGTGGACGCCGAGCTCGGGAACGACGCGAGCACGCTGGCGCACGAGCTGCTGCACGCCATCGGCGTCTGGGAGCACACGGGAAGCGACGCGGCGCGGGACGAGCTCATGTTCCCAGAGCGGGACATCGGCGTCGCGGCGGTCTTCGGGCCCGAGACGGCGCGGCTGTACGGGGAGGCGTTCGGGGTCAGGCTGGATGCGGAGCCGGTCGCCTTCGAGTGAGGTCGTGCTATCGTGGCGGTGGACGCCGAAAGACTGGCTGGGACCAGCGGCTGGCTGTAAACCAGTTTCCGATAGGCTATGCAGTTCGATTCTGCGGGCGTCCACCAGGGAGAAGAGCAGTGAGCGGAAGAGACGTGGGGCGATGGCGAACCATCGGCAGCGAACAGCCGGACGACAAGAGCGTCGTGCTGGTGACCGACGGAGAGACGTGCAAGGTGTGCCTTGTGCATCTGACCTGGCCGGAAAGCGGGAGCACGTATCACTTCCTCGACCCCGACACCGGCGTCGAGTTCGAAGGCGTGACGTACTGGGCGGACCTCGAGATTCCCTAGTACCCCAGCGACCTAGCCCTAGCCTTCGCGCGCGCCGCAATCTCCGCCTGTAGCTCGCGGAAGTGGGCGTCGTCGTCGCTGAGGCGCTCCGGCTCCGGGATGGGCGGGCTCAGCGGGTGGATGAGCAGGAGGGCCAGGCAGGCCGCGAAGTCGCAGTGCCGGCCGTCCGATGTCTGCGGCAGGTCGATGACGATGCCGGTCGCCCCGTTACGGACGATGCGTCGAACGTTGCGCAGGTCCTTCAGGAGCAGCGGGTCACGCGGCAGGGACAGCTTGCGGTTCCCGTTCGGCACCAGAACCCCGCGCTCGTTGGCCTCGAGGCACTGATCGAGGATGTGAGTCTTCAGGTTCAGGAACAGCTTGACCTTCGACGCGGCCGTGAACTGCTCCTCCACGAGGGTCAGCTTGACGAGTGAGGCGATGTCCCGGATGGCGTCGAAGCCCCACTGGTCCGTCATCACGACGTCCACGCAGTAGGGGCGCAGCAGGTTGGCCACGTCGCTCATCGTGTCGAGAGGGGAGAGCGGCGCGGCCGTCGAGCCGATCCATTCCTTGCACCCGATGACGCGCCACTGCGTGCCGTCGAACGTGCCGACCACGAGCGTCCACGAGTTCCGCCGCGTGCCCGGGTCCATGGCCGCCGCGTACTGGTGGCGAGGCTTCGGGGGCTCCCACTCGTCGTCCGCTCGGGTGCACGCCGCGAGGTCTGCCGGCGCGAACAGGCCGACGTCCGGCGCCATGAACTCGCCCAGCTCGTCGGTCGTCCACGTGTCCGGGTGGTGGATGCGCAGGTCCTCGACGCGCTCGGGGGTCCAGTAGGACGGATTCATCCACGAGGCGCGGACCTTGATGACCACGCGGCGCTCGCTTGGCCCCGTCGTCTTGTCGGCCTCCACCGCGTCATAGACCGGCCCTTCCGGAGCCCACGGCGAGCCGATGCAGAAGATTTGGGCGCGGGGCAGCATGCGGCCGTGGAGCTGCGTCAGCTGGTCCTCGAGGTTCACCACGGCTTCAGCGCCCTGCATACGTGGCGCTTCGTCGAAGATGGCGCCAGCGCACCAGCGGGAGACCAGCGTGTTCCCGGCCCGCGCTCCGGCCACGCACATGATTTCCACCTTCCTGCCGAGCGGATGACGCAGGGTGATGGTGTTCGCGTTGGGCTCGCCGACGACGAGGTTGCCGACGATGGGCAGGCTGTTCGCCGCGCCGAGGACGTGCTGGTTGAACGTCGCGTTCGCGTTGTCCAGGGACAGGGAGATGATGCTGACGCGCGGCACCTCGCCCGGGGACAGCTTGCGGACGTCCACGACTTGGCTCGCGCGAATGCCGGCCAGGGCCACGATGAGGCTCTTCCCGCAGCGCACGCCGGACAGCAGGTAGAGGACCGCGATCCACCGCGGCATGATGGCCATCCGCTCCGGGCCGCCGAGAGCAAGGACGACCTCGGGGCACTTCGCGAGGCCGCCGAGCGGCGTGCCGTCCACGAGGCGGCATATGGCGAGCTGCACCGGCGACGGGACCGCGCCGGACTGCGCGAGCACGAGGGTCAGCAGCCGCTCGAGCGAGCAGACTGCGCGGGAGGCGGCGTAAGCGAGGACCGAAGTCACCGCCAGCGAACGCCCGCCAGGTTGACCCCGAAGAACAGCGTCAGCAGCCAGAGGCACACCGCGACGATGGCCACGACGCGGATCAGCCGCTGGATGGTCGGGTCAATCGGTAGCTGCGTGACGCCCCAGATGACGACGCCGAGGACCGCGAGGATGGCAATGATTTGGATGATTGGCATGGTGGTTACCTTGGGCAGCCGCGCTCGTCGCACTCGTCTACGGTGTGGCACTCGCCGTTTATGGTGTGATGCGTCGGCTCCCAGGTCTCCTCGTGGATGGTAGACCAACCGACAACCCGTCCCCCGCCGTGCACCCACGCCAGGATGAGCGCGAAGTGGCTCGTGTGCCGCTGCTGGTGGAGGGAGATGGATCTCATGGCTTCAGCTTCCCCAGCAATCGCTGGCCCTCGAGGATGGCGAACCCGTGGCCACGGATGGCCTCCACCTCCAAGCAGTAGACGTACCCCTCGCGGAACATGCCGGTGAGCATGCGCGTCATCTCTTCGCTCTGCTCCGGCGCGCACACACCGAACTCGACGCACTTCTGCGCGTACTCGGCGATGATGGCTGGAGACGGAAGACGGGACGTCACTGCGTTTCCTCCTTCTCCCACTCGATGCGATTCTCCGCCGCCGACAGCAGCATCTCGGTGGTGGTATCGCACCGGACGCCGCTCGGGTAGTAGCGCCACACCGTGCCGCTGCCGCGGAAGTGCTGAGACCCGCGCCTCAGGATGACATCGCCTCCGGGCGCCTCGCGCTCGAAGACGATGGGTAGCGCCACCTCTTTCGCGAGGATGCCATCGCGCACCGTTTCCAGGTACATGCCCATCAGTAGTCCGATGAACCATCCCATGAGGGCGCCGGCAATCATGAGGGCGCCGGCAATCACTGCGTTTCCTCCGTCGGGCACATGTTCTCGTCCGTCCTGACCCATCCGCCGAGCACGTCGCGGATCTGTTCGGCGCCCATGTTCGTCGCGGTGTAGGCGTGGCCCGTCTCGCTGACGAGCACGACGAGGAACTGCCCCTTGTGGAAGTCGGCGCTCTTCGCGCACTGGTCGGCGATGTGTTTCAGGTCGGCGGAGATGGCGTCGGTCATCGGAGCCACCATGAGACCAGCGTGACGAGGCCGATGGTGATGAACCGACCAGCGATGACACCCAGCAGCTTCGGGACGTCCGGCTTCTCGCCCTCCTTCTTTTCCTTGGCGTCCTCTCGGACCACCAGGAGTTGCACGAAGCCAAGCAGGCCGAACATGCGGCCCACGGAAGGCGCGTCGATGCCGAAGTGCGGCGTCACGTGCCAGCCCCAGATGGCTTGCAGCGCGAAGGTATTCGCGGCGATGAGTCCGGGAATACTCGCGAGCGAGAACACGAGGACAGCAAGGTTCTTGGTAAAGCTCCACTCTTTCACTTCGGCCCCCGTATCTCGGCCCAGTGGGTCGCGTGCTCCGGAAATGCCGTGCAGTTGGTGAACCAGATGACATCGACCCACTCGTCTCCGTCGAGCTCATGGCGAATGAGAATGTAGAGCTCCGGTGGCGTTGGCCTTTCCCCGACCGGAATCCAAGGACCGGCGGCGCACTTGTCGGCCAGATATTCCTGGCGGCTCGCCTCTTCTCGGCGGTCGTTCTCCAGCTTCTGGAGCTCATCCGCGAAGAACCGACACGTCTGGTCGTCGGCGTAGGCAGCCTCTCGAATCATCCCGACGAGCTCGTCGAAGGTCACGGCTCCCACCCTTGCCTTCGCAGCACGCCCGCGATGTCCGGAGGCGTCCAGCCCTGGGGCTTCGCGACCTTGCCGTTCGCATCGAGGATGGGCTTCCCGTCGGGGCCGAGCTTGGCCATGTTGCTGCGGTGTATCTCCGCGAGCACGGGGCCCATGTCGATCCCGAACTCCAGCGCCGTGCCCATGACGACGTAGAGCAGGTCTCCGAGCGCGTCAGCGACCTCGGGGATGTTGGGCTCGAAAGATGACGGGAGCCCGCCGTTGCCGAACAGCGCAGCGTGTAGCTCCTGAGCCTCTTCGTCGATGAGTCGCATCCGGAGTTCCGCGCGCCGCACGCCAGGGCTCTGTGGCTTGTCGAGCACGGGCTGACCGAAGGCCTCGTGGAACTCGCGGACTTGCGCCTGGAGCTCGGCCTTCGGCCATCCCCCAGGCGGGACGTCGTTTATCTGGAAGAAGTCCGCGGCGCTCACTCGTCCACCATGAGCACGTCCTGCTCGCGGACCATGCGGTGCTCGACGCCGTTGATGGGCACCGGCTGCCCCGAGTGCTTGTTGTCGACCCAGCAGCGTTTCCCTTCCTTGCCGGCGCACTCGCTCGGCAGGAACACGCTCGGATTCCACGGCGCGTACCTCCCCGGCCCCGCGGCGACGATGACGGCCGGGATTGCGTCCACGGGCGTCGGCTCGACGTCGTCTGGAAGCAGGATGCCGCCCGGCGTGCGGCGCTCTTTGCGGAGCTTCGGGTCGTGATGGTCAAAAAGCACGAGGACGTTTTCCGCGTGCGGCCGGATGCTCTCAGCGACTGCGTTTTCCACTCTGCTGCTCCTTCGCCGGCAGTGCCGCCGGCCCCTTGCTGACCATGTGTGCCGCGCCCATCGGCGTGACGTAGATTGTGTGCCGCGTTGCGCCGTCCGCTCGGATGATGGTCACGAGCCCAGGCGCCACGTCGATGCTCTCGACCCCGTGGAGCCCGACGGCAAAGTCTCGAGTCTCACGCTCGAAACCATTCGGATCTTTCCCTCCGTCGCGAACGGTCCACGCCGCGCGGAAGGCGACTGCTCTTTCGCCCATCCCAATCCGCTAGCAGATGTGTGCCACCGTGGCTAGTGGTAGGGGCTTGCCTGTGCCACGCTGTGCCGCTACGATGGCACAACATGGGCCACGGCCAGGAGCAGCGCTGGTATGACCAGGTCACCGAAGACGGTGAGCCGACTCAGGCCATGGCCGCCTCCGTCAAGGGCCTCTGCGACGCGCTCATCGAAGAGCAGGAAGAGCGCCGCGCTCGGTACAAGGACAGCGTCTGCCGGTACGAGGGCTTCAACCTCGGCGACACCGACCCGAGCGCCCTGAACTCGGCGGCGTGGTCGAACGACACGTACAACCTGACCCGGTCCGTCATCGACACGGTTCAGGCGGACATCGCGGCCAGGCAGCGCCCGAAGCCATCGTTCCTCACGAGCTCCGCCGAGTGGAAGGAGCGCCGCCGCGCGCAGCAGCTCGACAAGTTCGTCGAGGCCCAGCTCCACGAGAATCAGGGCACGTACGAGGACGCCTGGCAGCTGATGCAGGACGTCTTCATCGACTGCGCGCAGGGCGGGTACGGGACCGGATGCGTCAAGGTCACCGCGGACTCGGTGCTTGAGCGCGTCGTGCTCGAGCGCGTCCTGCCCTTCGAGATTCTGCTCGACCCAGAGGAGTGGAAGTACCGGAACGGGCAGAACCTGTTCCACAGCTACACCGTCTCGCGGGACCTCCTCCGGGACATGTACTGCGACGCCGCGAAGAGCCGCGAGGAGCTCGACGACGACGAGCGGGACATCCTCCTCGCCATCGACTCGGCGACTCGCGACGACCGCTCGACGGTGCGCACGAAGTCCCGAGTCACGGACATGGTGCGCGTCTACGAGGCCTGGCGCCTGCCGTACGGCGAGCGCGTCGGGGCGCACGTCATCGCCATCGCCGGCAAGGTGCTGTTCCACGAGCCGTGGGAGCGGAAGCGCTTCCCGTTCCTGTTCATGCAGTGGGCGCGCGAGCGGACGGGCCCGTGGGGCCGCGGTCTCGGCGACGAGATTCGGTCCTCGCACATCCTCGTGAACGACGCGGCGCTCCGCCTCCAGGAGCGGCTGCGCGAGGTGACGCACTCGTACGCCTTCGTTCCGGTCGGCTCGAAGATCGACAAGCCCAAGTTCGCCGGCAACGAGAACCTGGCGCTCATCGAGTACACGGGCGGCCAGCCCCCGAACTTCGCCCAGTGCCCGCCGCCCACCTCGGCCGAGTTCAACAACGTCACCGAGAACATCCAGCGCGGCTACGACATGACCGGCGTTTCGCAGATGAACGCCTCGTCGCGCAAGGATTCGGGCGTCACGGCCGCGGTGGCCATGCGCACGATGAACGACATTCAGACAGTACGCTTCCTGCCGAAAGCGCGCGTCTACGAGCAGGCTTTCGCGGCACTCGGTGAGCTCATCATCGATGCGGTCAAAGAGCTCGGGGACATCAGCGCGAAGTGGCCTGGCAAGAAGTTCCTGAAGACCATCAAGTGGTCCGACGTGAAGATGGAGGAGGACATGTACACCGTGCACGTCGTCCCCGCTTCGCAGCTCTCGCGGGACATCGGCACGCGCTACCAGCTGGCGCAAGAGATGTTCGACTCCGGCCTGATCAGCGCTGAGAAGTTCAAGCAGCTCCTCGGCATGCCTGACCTGGACGCCGTCCTCGAAAGCGAGACCGCGGAGACGGACTACGTCGAGAACATCTGCGACCGCTACCTCGACTCGGAGACCGTCTCGGAGCTCGAAGAGCTCGGCGGCTACGAGTCGCCCGATCCGAACCTCGGCGACAAGGCGGCCGCGCTGAACGCGGCGCGTCAGGTCTACTTCGAGGCCCTCAACCAGGGCGCGCCGGAGTTCCCGCTGATGCTGCTCCGTCGCTACATCGACGAGCTCGTCGCCGCGATGGCTCCGCCGCCGGCACCAGAAGTCCCGCTCGCGCCCGCCGGTCCTACCCCTATCGACGGAATGCCGG